TACATCCGGTTCATCGACACTGGTAGCACCGACGACACCGAGGAGTGCGCTCGCGCCGCGCTCGATCATGCAAACGTTCCGTACGACGTTTTCTACGAGGAATACCTGACGCATACGCACCAGTACGTCGAGCCGTACGTCGGAACGGACACATGGGTCTTCGGCGTCGACGGCGACGAACTCTACCACCCATCAGACCTTGCCGCGATGCGGAAGCGGCTCAAGACCGGGCACGCCGGGTACGCCTACCAACTGAAAGGAATGTACCTGCACGTCGATCGCACATGGATCGCCGAAGACGGTCGAGAACTCGCGCAAGGATGGCTCGGACCGCCGTCGCACAATCCGACGAAGCTCTACAACTTCGCGAACATCGAGTCGTGGTCGTGCGACTGGCAGCGTACCCTATTCCATGCGAAGACCCGGCGCGTGCGGAAGGGCACGACGGTGATCCACGCGCTGACGCCGTGGCACAACGCGGAGCTGCGGTGCGTACATCTTCGGTGGCTCCCCCGGACTCAAAGCGAAGTCATCCGGGGCCACGGCGGCCGACTGACGCCGGAAGACATCATCGGCAAGGGATCACGAAAAGAGCGCGGCGGGCATGACGATTCCAATGATCGTCTTTCGTATCAGGTCGGTAAGCGACATACCGTCGATCTCGACACGTTCGAGGAGGTCCGATGGCTTTCTACCTGATCGACGGGAGCATTTTTCTGCACATGCCACGATGCGGCGGGACGTACGTGACGGAAGTTCTGCGGGGTACCGGCGTACTTGGAAACGCGATTGGCCGGAAGCACGACTGTCCCGGCGTCGTACCGATGGACATGACCGTACGGCACCGCGTTTTCATCCGGCATCCGTATCGATTCATCCGAAGCGTATGGGCGCTACAGCATGCATGGGATTGGCCACGCTGGCCGAAGCACACGAAAGACGGCCGGTGGTGGCATCCATTCGCGCAGATCAATGACCCGCCGGATGGGGCCCGCGATGATTTCTCGGAGTTCGTCTGGTGGATCGCGACCGCTCGCACCGGATGGGTCACGAGCCTTTATATGAAGTTCGCCGACTGGCCCAACTCTGACGTTTACGATACCGGCTGGATGGTGGACGATCTTCCCCAACTGCTCTATCGACTCGGCGTTGATCCGGTCGCCGCCCGCATTGCGATGGCGTCGGCAGCGAAGGCTCGCAACACTTTCCCGCACCCGGACGATGCGGAAATCGAGACGATCCGAGCGTTCGAGCAAGCAGAACAGACAGCCTACAGGAGATTCGGCTATGCCAAAAAAACAACCTGATCCGAACCGACCGCGCCGGTGGCAAGCAATCCTCCGGCGCATACCGTCGAACGAACGATGGGTCGGGGCCGAAATCGGAGTCTGGATGGGCAGAACCGCGCAGGAGGTGCTTTCCGCACGGCCGATGCTTCAATGGATCATGGTCGACGCGTGGACCGCGCCCGACCCGGAATCGACTTACGCGAAGTCGGCCGATAGGATCGCGAAAAACGATCAGCGATATTTCGACGACTGCTACGTGAAGACTGTGCGGGCAACGAGTCGCTACTGTGATCGAATTGCGATCATTCGTGACTGGAGCACAGAGGCGGCAATGCAGATCGATGATGCGTCGCTCGACTGCGTATTCATCGACGCGGAGCACACGTACGAAGGCGTCAATCGCGACATCGCAATCTGGCTCCCGAAGGTTCGGCCCGGGGGCTGGATCGGCGGACATGACTACCTGAATTTGCCCCGTTTCCCGGGCGTACAGCGCGCGGTCGACGAGGCATTCGACGACATCGAAACGGACGGGGATTGCACATGGTTTCACTACCTCTGATTGACGACGAAGCGATCTTTCCGATCTGGAATCGAGCGGCGAGTATCCCCGAACTGGGAGGCGGCGGCGCTACGATCGCCCCGACGCTGGTGAAACTCGCACGCGAGATCGACCCGCGATATACCATTGCCGACATTGGGCCGTTTCTCGGTTCGACAACAGCCTACCTCGTGATGGGTCGCATGCTCGGGGGCACGGCCGGCGCGCCGATTCACTGCTACGATCGCTGGTTCGCGAGCGACGCGTATCGAGACAAGGCATGGGCGAAGCTGAAACTCGCCCTCCCGTGCCGCGAATCGTTCTGGCGTATGTGGGCAGAGAATGTGATCGATCTTCCCTGCGACATTCGCTCCGAGGTCGGCGACGTCTACGCCGGAGACTCGGTGCCTGACCGGCCGATCGGTATGCTCGTCGACGATATGACCAGCGGCACCGAAGCGCTCGACCTACTCTTCGGTCGCTTCTGGACGTCGCTCGTCCACGGCGCTCCGATCGTGATGATGGACTACTACTTCTACGAGACACAGCCGAGCCGACCGGAGCTACACGAAACGGTCGCATGGTTCGAGGAGCAACACGCGTGGTTTGACGGCCCGGAACGCGTGCCGGGGCCGCGCAATACGGCTGCGATCTTCCGATTTCGAGGAGGCAATCTATGAGCGACGTTCTGATTATCGGCTACGGCGTAGTCGGCAAGGATATGGGCCGTATCTTCCCGGAAGCGAGTATCTATGACCCGGAGCAGGGCTATCATACCGGAGAGGTAGTCGAAACGACGACATTCGGTGGTGGCGCGAGGGAGTACCGGACCATCGAAAGCGATCGCCGGTGGACAGTCGGCTTTGTCTGCGTTCCGACCCCAAGACTCCCTGGAGGCGCAGCCGATACCGCGATTGTAGAGAGCGCGATAAAGCAATGGGGCGAGCGATGCGACGTGCTCGTGATCAAGAGTACGGTACCGCCCGGCTTCACCCATTCGATGATCGACGAGGGCTATCGGGTATGCATGTCGCCGGAGTTTACCGGAGCGACGCTCGATTCGCAGCAGATCGACGACGGATTCGTGATCATCGGCGGCCAGACCGCTCATCGGCGGCTGGTCGCGGAAGTCTACAAGCGTGCGAAGCCGAGCACGTTTCGGATTCACTTCACCGACGCGATTACAGCCGAACTCGTGAAATACGCCGAAAACGCGTTCCTCGCAACGAAGGTGACGTTCTTCAACGAGTGGGCGCGCATCTGCGAGACATTCGGCGTCGAGTACGACGAGTGGCGCGAACTTCTACTGAACGACCCGCGCATCGGACGGAGTCATACGCAAAGTTTCGTGGGGCAGCGCTACTACGATTCGCACTGCCTGAACAAAGACGTTCCAGCGATGATCCACGCCGCCAGAGAAAACGGCTATATGGCGTCACTTCTCGAGGTGGTCGATGCGCTGAACGACGACTGGAAAGCTGAGCAATGACATGTCGGTGGTGCGACGGGAAGGCCGATGACCACCTCGGATCGTGCGCACCGTGCCGTGTCGCGTGGAAAGATCGTCGCACGTGGGCGTTCCAGCATGCTGAGCGACAATACGGCGCGTACGGACCGTATACGTACAAGCAGGTCATGAAGGCCGTACAGCAGATCGAGCGCAGTATCAGTGTCTATGATTGGCGCGAAGGCAAACGACCGGAGGGATACGATGGCGCATGAAAGATTCCCGACACTGCGGGAGACGCGGTCGGCGAGGCCGCAGGCCGAGGCACAAGCGGAGCCTGAAACGGGGGTGACGGCGGACGAACTCGACAAGACACGCGAGGCGATGCAGACCGTACTGATGGAAAACGAACGGCTGAAGCGTCGAGTAAGCGAACTCCAAGACAGGCTCGATCGAACCGTTGCTGTACACAACGCGCAGATCGAGAAGGAACGACGGCGGCAGAAGGCAGGCAATCGTGGTTAAGTGGCTGCTGAAACAGGGCGGGCAGGTGCTCCAGATCATCGGATCGAACGATGCGCAAGATTGGCTGTTCAACTTCATGACCGGACGCACCATCGGAGATAACGAGCGGGTGAACCGGTGGGACCGCTACGAGGCGCTTGTCGTCCTCCGGGCGATTCGGGGGTTGAAGCCGTCCATCGTCGAAGGTCATTCGCGCGGAGGGGCAATTGCGCAGATCATCGCGCGAGAGCTATTCAAGCGAGACGGGCTGAAACGCTGGCTATCGCTGTACGCAAGCAAACGCGCAGGAAATCGCCGGTTCGTCGATGCCGTCCACCGAGCAAGTCACGTACTCGCTCTCAGGCACCGGGGAGACTGGATACCGCTACTCCCGCCGTGGTACGCAGGAATCAAGCACGGGCTGACATATAAGCCGTGGCGTCCGATATGGATCGCGCACGTCGACTACCATGCATATTTCATGCCATACTGAGGGAAAAGATGAGTAAGCAGGAACGAATCACGATAGCTTGCGAGGGAGCCACAACAGTCGACTATCACGAGCTGGACGAACTGCAGGGTGCGCTTAAGAATCGCGACGAAGATGACATTCAGCGCATGATTACCAGCATCCGGCGCTACGGATTCAGCTTTCCGTTTTTCGTCTGGCGCAATCGAAAGCGTCTATGGTGTCTCGACGGGCACGGGCGAATCGAAGCGCTGCGTCGTCTCGAAAGCGAGGGCGTAGAGATACCCCCGGTACCAGTCTCGTGGGTCGAGGCGAAGACGAAGGCCGAGGCGAAGCAAAAGCTCCTACGGCTGAATAGCCAGTACGGCGCAATCACTATCGAAGGGCTAACCGAGTTCACGGCGAATCTCGAAGTCGATTGGGAGGAGGTTGCGCTACCCGGGGGCGCGATGGACGTTTCGGCGCTGGACGGTACCGCCGAGGACGACGAAGAGTATACGCGGAAGGTCGAAACGCCGATCTACGAACCGACGCAGGAAACGCCACCGTCGTTCGAACAGATGGTCGATACTGAGAAGCGAGACGCGCTACTCGACGCCATTGAGCGCGCCGAGGTGTCTGAGGACGAGAAGCGGTTTCTCCGACGTGCTGCAGAGCGGCATACGGTGTTCGATTACAGCCAGATCGCAGAATACTACGCTCACGCAGAGCCGCAGATGCAGCGACTGATGGAAGATTCGGCGCTAGTGATTATCGATTTCGAGAAAGCGATCGAGCAGGGATTCGTGAAGCTGACCGATCGCATGGCTACGCTATACGAAGAGAGCGCACCAGATGATGAGGAATGACTTTTGCGTTCTGATACTCACACACGCACGGCCGAACCGAATCCCTACGCTTGGCGTTCTGCAAAGAGGTGGTTATACGGGGCCGGTATATCTCGTTGTGGACAACGAAGACGACGCCGTTGAGCTCTACCGGCAAACCTATGGCGATCAGGTGATCGTGTTTGATAAAGCAGAAGCAGCCGAAATTACCGATTCCGGAGACAACGAGCAGAGTCACCGGGGAGTCGTTTTCGCGCGCAACGCAGCGTTCGGCATCGTGCGTGATCTTGGGTATCGGTATTTTCTCGTGCTCGACGACGACTACACGTTTTTTGCATACTGTTTCGACGAACAGCACAGATTCACGTATCGCCCTGTTCGCAACCTCGATCATGTGTTTACCGCCGTCGTAGAATATCTCGAGTCGACGTCGATAGCGACTGTAGCGTTCGCTCAGTCAGGCGACTTTCTCGGAGGCGCGGCCTCGAACATGGCCGAGAAAGTGTGGGTGAAGCGTAAGGCAATGAATAGCTTTTTCTGTGACGTCGAGCGGCCGTGGAAGTGCTATGGCAGGATCAATGAAGATGTAACAGCCAATGCGATTGGTGGATCACGCGGGCAGTTGTTTTTCCAGATCAATCACGTTCGGCTGAATCAAATGGAGACGCAGCACAACCCCGGAGGTCTCACCGACATCTATCTCGATATCGGGACCTATGTGAAGTCGTTCTATAGCGTCATGTACTGTCCGAGCTTTGTCAGGGTGAGGGCAATGGGAACTGTTCATCCGAGACTGCACCATCAGCTCCGCTGGAATAACGCTGTTCCGAAGATTCTGCGTGAGAGTTGCCGAAAGCAGCGTGTGGAGTAAACTGTAGAGGTATGGCGAATAGCAACCCATCACCGAAAACACGATGGAAGTCAGGAGAGAGCGGCAACCCGAACGGACGGCCGAAGAAAGGCCAGAGTCTAACAGATATCCTCCGCGAACAGGCGAAGATCAAAGACGCCAAGTTCAACGGCGAAATGGTCGAACGTAAGGTCGCGCTCGGGAATCGCATGTGGATGGCTGCGCTCAAGGGCGACGTCGCAATCATGAAGTACATGTACGATCGGCTCGACGGGAAGCCCACGCAGGAAATCAAGGTACAGAGCGATGTTGCAATGGACGCGCCGATCGTATTGCACGTTGGGGCGACGATCCGCGTAGTCGAGGACGAGTCCGATGACGATAACGAAGGCGACGAGTCCTCCGACTGACGGCGGGCTGCACGGTCTACTAATCCCGGCGTTCATGCCGCTCTACGAGGAGGCGCACTCGAAAGACGTGCGCCATTTCTTTCTGTGGGGTGGTCGCGGCGGCGCGAAGACGACAGCGATGTCGGATTTCTTCGCAATGACCGGTCGCAACGAGAAGGCTACGTACCTCTGCACACGAGAGACGCAGAACTCGATGGCCGAGTCGGTCTACGGTTCCATCGTCCGATCTATCGAGGCCCTACAGATACCCGGCTACTACATGACCGAGAGCAGCGTCGATCACGTAATGGGCGCGCACATGGTCTTTGCCGGGATCGGCTACCGCAACGGGCAGCACGTGAAGTCGACCACGAACATCGGCCGAGCGTGGACTGAAGAGGCGCAGCAGGTATCGCAGAAATCACTCGAAGTGCTCGTGCCGACGGTCCGCAAGCGGAAGTCGAAGCTCTACTACACGTTCAACCGCATCGACCAGCGTGACCCGATCTACGACTACTTTCTCTCGTTCAAGACGCGAAAGCAAAAGCTCGCCGCTACGATGGAGGACGGCACGGTCGTGACGTGGCACCTGCACCGTGGCGACGGCGCTATCGGTATCGAGATCAACCACGACGGGAATCCCTACTTCCCGGAGACGCTTGAAGCCGATCGGCTACGGGATCAGCGCCACGCGCACGAGACGGGCGACTGGTCTCACTACAACCACGTCTGGCGCGGCATGCCGCAGGGGCTTGGCGAGTCGTCGATCATCACCATCCGTCAGGCGATGGAGGCGAGCCGCCGCACGGTAGACGACGAAGGCGCAATCGAGATCGGTGCGGACATCGCGCGCGGCGGCAAGGACCGCGTCGTGTTCTACAAACGGAAGGGGCTTGCCGTCATCGACTACCGGGAGTACAAGCAAAACGCCGACGGGCAGAAACGCCGAACGACCGAGACGGCAGAACGGCTGATGTCGTTCGCCGGAGACGATCGCGACGTGATGATCAAGGTCGACGATACCGGGCTCGGCGGCGGCGTGACGGACGTTCTCGAAGATGCGGGTTTCAACGTCGTCGGAGTCAACTTTGCGCAGAACGCGCAGAATCGCGACTACTACTCGAACGTCGTCGCCGAGATGTGGTTCGACTTCGCGAACATCGTAGACACCGTATCCATTCCCGACGATATCGAACTCATCGAAGAGCTGACCGAGCGCAAAGAGGGCCGACGCGATTCGAAGGGGCGGCGCACCGTTGAGAAGAAAGACGACTTCATTCAGCGCGTCGGCCGCTCGCCTGACAAAGCCGATGCTCTATTGCTATGCTTCTACTCGCCGAGCGCCGTGGTACAATCCGTGCCATGGGTGATCGCCTGAAGGGGGGCGTATGGGACCAATCGAACGAATAGGCTCGTGGCTGCGGCCGATCGCCGAGCAAGCCGGATGGGTAGAGAAGTCTCACCCGATAGCCAAGCCGGTCAACGAGACGGTCCGCTCGTCCGACGACCTGTACGCGCTCATTTGGGGCGCGGGCATCTTCACTGACGTTCATCCGATTCTCGCCTACCGACTCTACTTGAAGAGCGACGTGCTCGGCGCAGCCATTCATCGGATCGCGCATCAGATCGCCGGTTTCACACTCGGTCTGACGAGCGACGGGCAAGACTTCGACCCGGACGCGCCGGTCGTGCGTTTCCTGAACGAATCGAGCGAAGGCTATTCCAAGCGCCGCTTTCTCTACGAGGTTGCGACATCGTACCTACTTACGAACGAGGCATGGGTCGTACTCCGGGGCCGTGTCGAGCGAGAACCGGTATCGAGGACGTGGCTTTATCCGTTCGACATCGTAGACCAGCGAACCGACAGCGACGGCCTTCCGTCTGCGTTTTATACGAACTCCGACCGGGATCGCAGGGTCTATCGGCGCATCGAACGCGGCGGTCGTATACGCTACATCGACGATCGAGGCATGAACGAACTCGTACCGATCCTCGGAAACGAAGCGATCGACCGTCCGTTCCGGGGGCAGTCGCCGGTGGCGCACCTGCTCTACAGCGTACAGCAGAACGTCGAGGGAAAGCGGCACAACACGTCGCTACTCAAGAACGGGCTACGACTCACGGGCGGCGTCATGCCGACCGAGGACGCGAAGCGGTTCAGCACTCAGGCGGTGCGCGACATACAGACGGCGTTCCAAGCGATGCGCGGCAGCGGCACGGCCGGTGGTACGCTCGTCATGCCGGAGCGCGTCGAGAAGCTGGACCTCGCAATCAGCAACCGCGAAATGGACTACGTAGAACTGCTCCGCGAGGCGCGCGATACCGTCTACGCGTTCTACAACATCCCACTTCCGCTCGTTTCAAACGACGCGTCGACGTTCAACAACTTCACCACCGCGCAGACGGCATTCTACGACGGCGCGGTTTTCCCCGTGTTCGAGGACATCGCAGACGCACTCGGTTCGGCGCTGATTGTGCGTTTCCCGGAACTTGAAGGCCAGTCGATCAGCTACAACGAAAACACCATCAAGGCGCTGCGCGGCCGGAATCTCGAACGCATGAAACGCGCGCGCGAGACGAACGCGCTGACGACGAACGAGATACGCGAAATGGCTGGCTACGATCCGGTCGATGACGGCGAGGACGTGCTGGCACCGTCCACACTCGTTCCGGTCGGCGGTATGAGCGGTATGGAGTTCCCGGAGACTGCGCCGCCGGACGAACCGTTCGAAGACGAAGAAGCGGGAGCTACCGAAGGCATAGCGGAGGACGCCGAGGATGGCGAGTCCGAGTGAACAGCGCAAGCGCATAGACGACGCACGCGACTACGGGCAGACGGTCTTCGAGCGCGAACTTGGATCTTGGACCGATACGACCGTCGGGGAATGGGCCGCTGGCACGTCTCGTATCCCGCCGGAAACCGAAGCCGAGCTTGACGTGATCCTGCGCCGGACGTATCAAAAGATCGCCCGGCGCTTTCTGCGTGTGGACTACCGCGTTTACAAGCAAGACGAAGAGGAGCGCGACCCGTTCGACGAGACGATGGCGGTGATAGCCGGGGCGCTCGCCGCGCTATTCGGAGAACGGATTGGAGCCGCTTCCGCATCGATTCTCAACACGCTACGCACCATGATGACGCGCGCGACCGAAGCAGCGAACGAAGAACCGGACCTTACGCCGGAGGAGCGCAACCGCGTCGCACGCCGCGATCTCCGGGGCCGGATGCGCGAGCACCGGTTGATCATCGCGGTGACCGAAAGCAACTGGACCGTTAACAAGACGCATAAGACGGCGATCCTCGCGGTACGCGATCCGCTCGGCAACTCGGTAGAACGGATTGCCCAACTGTTCGAGGAGGGCGATTCTGCTGGAGCGCGTCGCCTTGCTCGCCGGGCACTGAAGCTTGCTCGACTGCCAAGCTCGGTGCGGCAGGGTGAGCTACTGAACACCGTAAGCGATTTTCGTGATAGATTGGTCACACCGGAGGCGCAGGCTCGGATGGTCGCAACGATGCGGTCACAGGCAAGAAACCTCGGTCAGCAAACGAAGCGCTGGGAGGCGATCTTTCGCAATACGCGACCGGCGCACGCAGCGGCACACGGTCAGACGAAACCGGCCGACGAGCCATTCGAAGTCGGCGGTTACCTGATGCAAGAACCGATGGACGGATCGCTCGGCGCGCCGCTGGGGCAGATCATCAACTGCCAGTGTCGAGCGGTGTGGGAGTAGACAATGCCGATACCGAAACCGACGAGCGGAGAATCACGAGACGACTTTCTCGATCGTTGCATGGGCGACGATACGATGAACGAAGAGTACCCGGATAGCGGACAGCGGTTCGCTGTCTGCCGGACGCAATGGGAGAACCGTCAAAGGAGCGGAGACATGATCCGAGAGAAGATCGCCATAGGGCACGTCGAGAAGGCGTACGAAGAGAAGCAGATCCGCGAAGACGGACAGGAGGTTCCGGTCGGAATCGTAGAGGGCTACCTTGCGACGTGGGACACCGACCGAGCGAACGACCGTTTCGTACGCGGCGCGTTCGCCGACTCGGTCGCGGAACTCGTGCAGAACAAGCGGCCGCTTCGGCTCAAGCGTCAGCACTACAGTCTCATAGGCGGCTTCGATCCGCAGAAGCTCGAAGAGGACGACAAAGGACTCTACGGCGTCGCCGAGATCAACCTGCTCGTTGCTGAGGGGCGCGAAGCCTACGCGCTCGCTCGACAGGGCGTTCTCTCCGACTTCTCGGTCGGCTTCTCTGCGGAGATGGAGGACGTTGAGATGGTCGAAGGGGTGCGCGTTTTCAAGAGGGCGAAGCTATGGGAAACTTCGCTCGTCGACGAGCCGATGAACGCGCGCGCCCGCGTAACGATGGTACGGTCGCTCGAAGAGCAAGACGAGACGCAGGAGGCGATTATCAAGGCGGTCGCGGAGTACGTGCGCGACCGATCGCAGATCGGCGAATTGGAACAGGCCGAAATCGAAGTGAAGCTGAACTTGCTCTACCGTGACCGAATCGGACGTCCGTCTCCCATCGCGCGCGGCGTCTGGTCATGGTCAGAACTCGTAGCATTGCCGAAATCGCTGCGCGGGTATATCATCGGGCATGAGAAGTTGAGCCGGGATGCGGTCGACACGATAGTTGACCTTGCCTCGCCCAACACGGGCAAGCCGTCCACCGGAGACGAAATCAAGAGGCTGGTGCGTATGCTGGCTGGCGAGAAGCAGACTAACGAGGACGTTGCTGCGGAAGTGCGCGGACTGCTAGACGCGAAGAGCGAAGCGGTCGACACGATGCGAGACGTCATCGGTCGCGAGGACGCATTCAACGAGGATGCGATGAGCGAGTTCATGGGACTGCTTGAAGCCGACACCGCGCGGAACGGCACGATAGCTGATCTGCTCGGAGCCGAGCGCGCCATGGACGAAGACGAGGAAGACGTCGCAAAGTCCATCGGCTCGATCATCGAAACCATCGAAGGAGCATTGCGATGAGCGAAATCGTAGAACTCAAAGAGAAGGTCACCGAACTTGTCACGAAGACGCAGAAGCGGCTCGACTCCCTCGAAGAGAAGGGCAAATCGACCGACGAAGGCGTTGAGGCGATGAAAGGCGAGTTCGTCGAACTTTCCGAGAAGATTCAGGCACAGGCAGACGCCATTCGTGCCGAAGAGGAAGAGCGTAAGGCGCTCGAAAACCTCATGGCTCGCATGCCGGACAACGGCAAGAGCGACGAACTGCACTCCGACCCGGAGTACCGTAGCGCGTTCGTGAAGTACATGCGTAGCCGCGAGGGCATCGACGAGGAGACCGAGCGCAAGAACGCCGAACAGCTCTTGGAGTTCCATGGGCTGAATACCGACGAGAAGGCGGTCGACAAGCTCATCATCAAGGCTGGCCTCGTCGGCTCGAATCCCGACGGCGGCTTCCTCGCCCCGATCGATCCGGTACGCTTCATCAGCGGCCGCATCTTCGAGACGTCGCCGGTCCGGCAGGTCGCGAACGTGATCAGTACCGCGCGCGAAGCGGTGAGCATCATCATCGACGACACCGAGCCGACGAGCGGCTGGGTCGCCGAGGTCGACAGCCGACCGAAAACCGAGACCCCGAAGGTCGCCGAACTCGAAATCCCGACGCACGAGCAGTACGCCGAGCCGAGGATTTCCACGAAGGCGCTCGATGATGTGTCGATCAATCTCGAATCGTGGCTGCAGGAAAAGGTCGCGATGAAGTTCGCCCGTGCCGAGAACGAGGCGTTCGTGACCGGCAACGGGATCAAGAAACCGCGCGGCATCCTCGACTACGAGTCGTGGACCACGCAGGGAGAGTACGAGCGCTGGAAACTCGAACACCGCGACACGGCGAGCGTCGGCACCATCGCAGCGGACGACTTCATCGACGTGCAGAGCGATCTGCTCGAAGAGTACCAGTCGAACGCGCTGTGGATGATGCACCGCAAGGTGTGGGCCGAGATCATGCAGCTCAAGGATTCGGACAACCAGTACCTGCTCAACCCGATGCTGCTGTTCAGCGGCGTCGACATGCAGCTTCTCGGCCGTCCAGTTCGCTTCGCGGGCGACATGGACGCGACCATCGCCGAGGGCAACAACATCGCCATTTACGGCAACTTCCAAGAGGGATACACGGTCGTCGATCGCATCGGCATCCGCGTTCTCCGCGATCCGTACACCGACAAGCGCTACGTGAAGTTCTACACCACGAAGCGCGTCGGCGGCGCGGTCACGAACTATCAGGCGCTCAAGGTGCTTGACGTTCAGGCCAGCTAAAGGAGGGCTGACATGCAGAGGGATATTGCGAACAGAATCCTTGTCGTGAACCTCGGGACCGTCACGCTGGACTCTACCGGCGACGACGACGGCTCGATCGCTCTCGACACGAAGGGCGCGCGGAGTGTCACGCTCGCCATCGACCCGCCGGCGCTGACCACGCAGGTCACCTACGTGCAGATTCTCGAATCGAGCGACGACGGCGACGCCGACGCGTTCAGCGAGATCGCCGAAGAGAAGTACCTGCCGGAGCAGCAGACGGTGGAGTTCGAGACGGACGGCTTCGGGCACCTTCTCGTCGAAGGGGCGAGCAACTACGAGGGCGACTACCTCCAGCTCGTCGGATGCTTCGGCACGGAGCGCTACATCAAGCCGCGCTTCCACACCGACACCTCGCAGGCATCGATCGACGTCGTGGTCAAGGCGATCCTCGAATACGACTCGAAGTCGACGCTTAGCGAGTGGAATCCGAACGTCACCGACGTTGACGGTGAGCCGTAAACCGTAGCGCCGAGCAAACACGAAGGGGCTCGTGGGGCAATAGCCTCGCGGGCCCTTTTTGTTCGGAGGTCGAATGTCGACAGCGATTCGCGTACTGAAAAAGGAATGGAAGCTCGTCGCCACATACGCCAGCGATTACCAAATCGAAGGCGAAGAGGTCGAGTGCTACTTTGCCGAATCTATCGAGAAACCGACCGAAGCGCCGAACGGCAACAAAGCCGGATCGGTTGCAGTGAAGACGCAGCGCGGCGGCCGAGTCTACTGGTTCGATCCGAACGACGGCGCGACGCTATGGGCGTACCCGAAAGACAACGGTGCGGTCGTTATCGTAGACGATCGTTCCGGGGGTCGGCTGAATCGAGAAACGCGATTTTCTGGTGTCACCGCGTTCGGGGAGACGAAGACAGCAGAGTACCGCCCGCGCAGCGGATGGGCCTTTCCGTACAACATCTCCGTAATCAACTACATCCCGACCGAAACGAATGGCGGTACGGTTACGCACGACGGATCGCTCGCCGTTCTACAGACCGGAACGGACCCGGCCGGAGAGGCCGAACTCGATACCCGGCTACCAATGCGATACTTCCCCGGCATCGGCGGGATGGTACGGTTCACCGCACGATTTACCGAGGGCGTCGCCGATAGCGAACAGTACATCGGATACGGCGACGAGCAGGACGGGCTGTTCTTTGGCTACAACGGGGCCGAGTTCGGTGTTTTGCGCCGAGCGGCCGGAGTCGACTACTTCACCCCTCGCACTGACTGGACCGATCCGCTCGGCGTCGCGAGCAACTTCGACCCGACGAAGCTCAACGTCTACCAGATCACATTCCAGTGGCTTGGCGCGGGCGAGATTCGATTCTACATCGAAGACAAGGCGTTCGGTTCGTTCGTCATCGTCGATCGGATCCAGTACGCCAACACGTTCACCGAAACATCGCTGCAGAATCCGAGCTTGCGCATTCACGCGCACGTCAAGAACGCTGGGAATACCAGCAATCTTACGCTCGCCAGTCCGAGCGCGTCCGTCGGTATGGAGGGCGACGACAGCTCTCGTGCGCTGCGTGCGCTGGGCGCGATCGATAACACGATCGACATTCCCGGAGGAACGGAAACGCCAATTCTAAGCGTACGCGCCCCCGAGACGTATGAGGGCAGTCCGAACCGGCTTGCGATTTTCGGCTACCGTTTCTCGTTTGCTGCCTACGGTTCCGGGAACCTGATCGGCACCTTTCGAGTTCGTGTCGGGGCGACACTAACCGGCGCGTCGTGGGTACAGGCTGTGCCGGGCGGCTCGCCAGCCGAATATGATATCTCGGCAACTGCGCTCACCGGAGGCGAACTGATCCTATCGGAAACGGTCATCGGTCCCGGTTCCGGTTCGATAGAACTCGGCGATTTAGACGCGCGACTTGTGGCTGGAGAGCTAATCACGCTCTCGTGTCTACCTAACAAACCGGCAACGGTCGGCGGCTCCCATACGTGGGACGCGGAGGTATAGCGACATGACGACACGTGCAGACGTGAAGATCAACGGCACCTACGAGTGGATCGAAGCCGTCGATCCGACGTCGAGCGAGAAAGCGCCCGACTACGCAGCGGGCGAGCGGTGGCTGAATACCACCAGCGGCGATTCGTTCGTTCTCTCCGATGCAGCGGCCGGAACATGGTCGGCGATCGAAAGCGGACTCGACGCGAAGATCGACCGCGTACTCGACGATACCTACGCACGAATCCTCCGCGAGTGCTACCGATCGATGCTTCGCCAGCGATCGGTCGCGCTCGACGAGTCTCCTGACACGATCATCCGCACCGATTTGTCGCTGCTCAATATCTACGTTTCGATCTACGCCGACTGGACGCTCTCGGCGAACGCGATTGACGCGGGAGACGAGGACGACATCATAGGCTCGCTTGAAGACATGGAGTATGAGGACGAAGTGTATCTACTCGGCTCCAAGCGGAACGACGGGCGAAAGACGATTGCGGCGGTCGACGCGGCGGGGCTGACGTTCGACCAGTCGATCGATGGGGCTGCCTCGGATCGCTTTCTCGTGCTGCTTCTCGACGTTCCGGGAGAGTTCGATCGTATCGTCGGCCGGATGATCTACTACGACGTCGTTCTGCGAAATGATCGGCTCGGACTTCAGACCGAGCGCATCGGTACGTACTCCTACACTCGCACCGAACGGATCGGAGGGGTGGAGTACCCGACAGACGTCGCCGCTGGGATCGAAAGCTATCTGAATGGTGGCCCGATCGCAGACGCGGAGTACACGCCATGAACATCGAGCGATACTACAGACCGTTCACGCTGAACCGGCAAACGCCCGGAGCGAGCGCCGTCGACGAACCGACGTTCGAAGCGGTCGGAACCTATCGCGGATTCATTCAGCCGGTGAGCGCGGCCGTAACGACAAACGCCGAGGGATTCGAGGAGCGCCGGACGCACCGGCTCTATACCTACGTCTCGACGCCGATCCAATTCGGAGACGAGATCGTGCAGGATAGCGTTCGCTTCCGCGCGGTCAACGCTACGCAGCCGAACGGCGTTTCTGCGGTCAACCACCACAAGGAGGTCGACCTTGAGTACGTTTGATTTCGTGCGCTTCACGCGAGAACTCGAAGATCGCGTCGGCTGGTATACTGGAATCGAAGCCCGGAAAGCAGCGCGAGCAAACGTCCGCGTCGATACAGGGCAGCTTCGCAACTCGATCCAACTCGACAAGATGTCGTCAGACCGGCACGAGGTGAGTGCGAACACCGACTATGCCGCAGCGCAGGAATGGGGTCGACCCGATTTGCCGAACTACGGATTTACCCCGTACATGCGTCCGGCTGCAAAAGAGGCGGTTTCGAAGCTACCGGAGAGCGCACGCAAGGCGGCCGACGACGCAGCGAGGAAAGCGCGATGAACACGTTTGTCAAAGAGTTCATCCGAGAGGTCGAGTCGCAGTACACCGGATCGGTGCCGCTGTACTTCGGTACGGCGAACGCACCGCCACGTCCATTCATCGCCGTACTGATCGTGCCACCCAACGACGAGACGCCGGATCGGCTATGTCTTGAGCAGGGCGAGGGCGGGGAGGTCACGCTACAGTGGTCGCTCGCAGACGAAAGCTTTCCTGCGGCGTACAACGCGCTCGAAGAGTTGAAAGAGGTCGTGCAATCGATTCGCGGAACCATCGGCACAGTACCGAATCAGTACCGCGTCGATGCAAACCGCACTGGCGGTGTACTGAGCTTCGATAGCCAACTTGGCACGTGGGCAGCGGTATTTGAATCGCCGCTCATGTGGTCGGCCATTGTCACATAGGAGGTAGAATCGTGATACTGTGCCCAGTGTGTGGAAGCCCACGAAGCCTACGGTTGTCCGATGGACAACGGGAGTGCTCGATGTGCTATCATGTATACGTGGTGCCGAAACCAGCACCGAAGCGTCGGAAGCGCCGCACGGTAACGGAAACGGCAACGGAAGAGAAGCCGGTCGAAGAGCCGACCGAGCAGAGCGAGGAGGAATAGCGTATGGCTTTCAAGGGAGACGGACAGAAGCTGATCGGAGACGACGGGACGATCTTCGACAGCGTATTCGGTGACGAAGCATCGGGCGACGGCGCGACGCCATTGCCTGAGGGCCGCTACATAATCACCGCAATCGGAACGCCCTCCGGCTGGCCGGGAACCTCTGGAGCCGCCGGTGCGCAGCAGGTAACCGTAGGTCGCGTGATCGAGGTACGCGGCACCGATACGGATATCGTCCCGGAGGCGAACGACAGTTACATACCGCTGACGCTCACCGAGCTGTGCGACATCACCGCGTGGAGTGTGCAGTTCACCTCAGATGAGGTAGAGATCACTTCGTTCTGTGATGACATCAAAAAGTACCGCGCAGGCAAGGACGACGCGTCCGGCACGCTAAACGGTATCTTCACCATCGGCACGACCGACAAGACCGACGGTATCGCGATCGCGCGAAACTTCATCGATATCATCCGCCAGGACGGCGGTGATACCGTTGATCTTTACGAGAAAGCGAAGGGCGCGAAACTGGCCCGACTCGTACTCAACAAAAAATTCGACGTCGGTGATTACGTTGAGCTATGGGCTCCCATCGAGCTGTTCGGCTTCAATCTTGGAGCGGAGCAGGGCGCAAACGCGCAGACGTTTGACAGCTCGATGCGGTTCTCGATCCTGCAGGCAGGCGCGGCAAGCGTGGCCGTTCTTCCGGGCCTCTACCGCAGAGCGCGTAGCGAAGAGAACACGTAATCACTCCCCGTTCTGCGGCCCGGTAGCGGCGTGTGGTTTCTCCGCTTCGGGCCGCTTTTTTACTCAATGGAGGTAGCATGAAGGTCAGAATTACCACACCGACGAAGAGAACGATTTACCCCGACATCGAAAACAACTCAGAGCTACCCGAAGGCGAGCGGTTTGGAGTAGAGCTACAGCGTCCGAGCGATCAGACGTTGAGTGAGGCGAGCGTGCGAACCGAGTACGACGATACGGGAAGCGTGCGTACCGTCTACGATACGCTCGGTATGGCGCGGGCTTGGGTCAAAGGACTCGTCAATCCGCCGGAGATCGAGATCGACGGGCGCAGCCGAAAGATGCGCGTGGCAGATATTTTCCGATACACCGAACTCGCTCCGGTCCTCCGAGAAATCAATGAAGCGATTCAAGAGATGGCCGAGGAGGGAGAGGGCACAAAAAACTCATAGCGGCTTTCCATCTCGTGATGGGAGGGAAAGCCGATTATGAACCAACGCCGGGCTATGAGCATAAAATGCATTTTATAGGCCCGACAAACGCTCCGGTTTGGGTCGGTCGCAAAGGAGACGTACCCAAGCTGCTCACCCAATCGTTTTGGGAAGCCTACCGGGCGTGGCAAGTGCTGAACCTTGGTCTTGGAGCGCCGGAACCGAATACATGGATAGCGGATGCGGTTGCGGTAATGGAGGGCCAATACCGGGCGCATTTCAGCGAGAATCGTCGTATACTGGAACGGCTAGACATGATTATTCAGCTACTTGGAGGGCGACGGAAAGGGCGACCGAAGTGAGGAGCGCAGAGCATGGCGGTTGAAGCAAGTCGGATAGTAATCAAGATCGAGACCAATGCCGACAAAGCCTCTCGCTCCATGGGGCAGCTCGGGCAACAGACCAGACAGGCCGGAGCGTCCGCAGGCGGCGCTACCAAGGCATTTCAAGCGCTCAAGAGCATCGGCATCGCCGCTCTCGCAGTAGGTGCAGCGAAAGCGATAGGCCGACTCGGATCAAACCTCATACAGGCCGCGTCAGACGCGGAAGAGACAGCGAATAAGTTTGGCGTCACGTTCCAAGGTGTCCAAGGCGCGGCACAGGATACAGCGCGAAATCTTGCTGAAAACTTCGGCCTTGCTCAGACTGAGGCCGAGTCATTGCTTGCAAACACCGGCGACTTGCTTACCGGATTCGGATTTACGCGAGAGAGCGCCCTTGATCTTTCTACGCAGGTTCAGGAGCTTGCCGTCGATCTTGCATCGTTTACCAACTTCTCAGGCGGAGCGGAAGGAGCGAGCCAGGCGCTCACCAAGGCGCTGCTTGGCGAACGAGAGTCGTTGAAAACGCTTGGAATCGCGATTACTCAGGCCGACATTGACCGGCTCGCAGAGGACAAAGGTATTGTCGGTGAGCTCACGCGTCAGCAACAGGCTGCGCTTACGCTCCAACTGGCCGTAGAGCAGAGCGGAAACGCAATCGGGGATTTCGAGCGCTCACAGGCATCGTTTGCGAACCAATCACGTATCGCGAACGCAAGAGTACAGGATATAGCAGAATCTTTAGGTGGAGCCCTCTTGCCCCTTGCTACACTTGCGATCCGCGCATTTAACGACATTGCATCACGCGTCGCTGAGGTTGCCGATAGAATCCGCGAGTGGGTCACCTCCGTTCAAGGCGCGCAAATTATCTCTGATATATTTGGCGGGATAGCGGGCGCATTCGGCGTCGTGTTCGATATCGGGCAGACGCTTTTCAACGCGCTCGGTCAAGCGTGGGCAGGAATCATCGATACCGTGGTCACGAATCTCGGTGATTTCCAGACAAACACGCAGAACAGCGGAATCGCGCTCGATATACTCAGCGGAGTCATCGAAGGGGCTTTAATCGGATTCGGCGTCCTACGCGATCTGGTAATTACCAATGTGACAGCGTTTTTCAACCTCGTGAGAGCCGCGCGAGAGAGCGCCCAAGCTATCGGCTCGCTCGGCCAGGTGCTCACCGGGCAGGCGACGTTTGAAGACGTAAAAGAACAGTTCCGCGAGGCCGGCGACGCATTTCGCACCTTCGCAACTGAAGCGGGCGAGGGGCTAGCGACCACGGTACGCAACGCCGTAGAAGGTATCCAAGGGCTCACCGACAACGCCGAAGACCGAAGCGAATCACTGCGCGAAAAGTTTCGCCAGACCAGCGAAGAGACCGCAGCGACCGTCAATGAGACGCTACGCGCAGCGAGCGATGAAGCGGTCAATACCGCACAGGCTACGGCGGATTCGCTCGAACAGGTGACTACCGACTCTACGCAGACAATCAACGAAATACGCCAGGAAGCTATCGGGATACTTGCAGAGGCCGGGAGCTTTGAAGCTATTGTGGAGCAGACCGAAGCCCAGCTTGAACGCGAGGTTGATGTCATAGAACAAGCAGGTCTGAACGCGGCATTGGTCAGGAGACAGGCAAACGAGCGCCAGGCTCGCGCAGCCGAAGAGTTTTTGAACCAAATACTCGAAGACGAGACGCTGACCAATGAAGGCAGAATCAGACTAGCCGAAGATCGAGTGCGCCAGATTGAAGAGACGGAAGGAGCGAGCTTTGCCGCACGCCGAGCTGCGCGAGAACGACTCGAAGAGTTTGTGGCGGAGATAGAAATACAGCGAACCGAACAACAGAAAGAACAAGCGGCAGAACGCCTTGAAGCAGTACGAGATGAGATCGCAGAACGCCAGGCGCTACGCAGAGCGGACGCTGAGCGTACAGCCGAGATGATCGGAGAGCGACGAGAACGCGAGGCCGAAGAGCGACGGCGCATCCTGCAAGAGCAGGTTGACGCGGAGCGAGATGCGCGGGCTGAAGAGGTGCGTATCAATGAAGAGGCGGCAGAAGATAAGATCGAGCTTGCAAGGCAGGTCAAAGACGCTCAGAACGAGCTTGGTCAGGCCGCGTTTGATTTCGCTTCCACTCTCATAGATCGATCAATAGAAGACGAACGCGATAGAGCGGTCGCGCAGAAAGCGCTTGCCGTGACAGAGGCGATTATCAACACGGCTCTCGCCGTGACAAAGGCGCTTTCAGTCGATCCTACTGGCATTCTGGCCGGGCTTGCTGCGGCTACCGGAGCAATTCAAATCGCGACTATCCTTGCTGAGCCAATCCCCGCTGCGCAGTTCGGCGGATCATTCGTCGTACCTCCGGGTAACAACGACGACAGCGGACTCCTACGCGTGAACTCCGGCGAAGAGGTAAACGTCACTCCGACGCGCGGCGGCGAAAGTAGTTTCCCGGAGCGGATCGTCGTCTCGATCGGCGGCGCAGAGTTCGACGCTCGCGTCGCTCAGGCATTTAACAAGGGCTCGGCTCAGATTCGTCGGCGCGGAGCGGTACAGGTGAACCGATGAGATATACGACCACGAACTACGCGGACACGGCCAGTATCGGAATCGCGGGCGTTTCCGGCACTCCGATAACTGGCGCAGGCGTTCTCATAGACCAGCGCACCACGCGAGCGTACTTCGCGAATCAGGATGGAGCGAGCGGCGTGACGATTACCGCAGAGCTACGAGTCGGCGGCGTTCAAGCAGAGCGTGACGTCTCGCTCGTCGTGCTTGCAGGGATGACGGCCATCACGCAGGTGACGGTTACGCTTCGCTATCTATCCTCGGACGTCGCATCGCGGACAGTTACCGTGAGCGCGCCGGTACAACTGAACTACGCAGTCGCCGCGTTCGATTCGGCCGGCGCGGATGAGGTCGTTATCGAGTTCGACGTCGGCGATACGACGCAGTTCTCGATCGGATATCTCTACATCGGAGAGCTTTCCGACGAACTCACGATCGCAGATGGCGCGCTCAACTATACCGTCGAGTCGACCGACCCACGAAATATCACGCGCGCCGGGACGCCGTTACGTTCGGCTAGCTATCTGTACGCCGCGATCGACATGACGATCGTCGAAGAGACGTTTAGCACGCTGCGCTCGCGCATCGTCGGAATCGCGGAGGCGGGCTTCGCAACGCCGCGATTCTGGTACTTCGACGAGGACTGCATCATGACCGGCGAGGCTGTCTACGGGATTCTCGACTCGGATTCGCTGCAGCTCGATCCGCGCTACTTCCGCAAGAACTCGGAGGCGAAGGCGGTAACGACACTCGGTATACGGGAGACGTTCTAATGGCTATCGATCAGAAAAACAGCTACGTCGTCGGCTCGAACAACGACCTCACGAACGCGCTACTCAACATCGACCTGAATCGCATCGGCGGCGACCTCACGTATCTCGAAAACGACGGCGGTACACTGAAAGTCTCCGTGGGTTCGCTCATCGAATCGCAAGGCTCAATCTACGCGGTAAGCGGTGCGGCCGAGACGCCAAGCGGGACAGCTCAGGAAGGAGCTTATCTGTTTTTTGATGACTCGGTACCTGAGTTCGTCTGGTCCACTACGGCGGGAACGTATGATCCGGTGCGTAGCGGTATCTATGATGGCAGTAATCGGCGGCAATGCCGATTCCGGCTTCTCACTTCGTTTGCGTGGGATGTATTGATCGTACCCTTTTATGACCGAGCGAGATTCGATGGCGCGTTGTTCAGTGTAGACAACGGCATTATTGTTACAGATCAATTATCAGTCGCTAGTGACGCAGCCATCAGCGGCTCCTTAGATCTAAATGGAAGTTTGACGCCTGATTCATCTCCGGTCGCAGACCTTATAAGAATCTCTGCTGGAGATACATGGACGCCTATCAGAGGCGTCTATGTTGTGACAGACACTACTGGTTCTATCTATCTAGAAATATATGAAAGCGGATCATGGAGAAGAAGCGATCAACTATTTGCTGGGGGTACCGTTTTTGCTGATGGTTCAAGTGTACGCTTTTTCAATTCAGCCGGCACTAACGCCGAAGTATACTATCTGAAGTTTTGAATGGTCATTTTAACTGAGCTCGCAACCCGCACTAGCTCACCAAATTTCATCAGCGACGGCGAAGGCGTGTGGCGCTACTCGTTCGGCGGCGACGAAACCTACCAAGACGATCTTGGCGTTGAGTTCTATTGGGGCGGTCGGAAGCAGGTCTTTGACATCCGAGGCGTCGTTCGCGGAACTGTGAACTATACCGAAGTACTCAGCGTCGCCGATTGTCAGAGCACACCGGAATCCTTCTATTGGGACGACGAGAATAAACGGATCTACGTACACCACGCAGACAACGAAAATGACTACGCGATAGGACGTGCGACGTATCGTGTAGTTGAAGCGACCGCCGGATTCGCAACCGGTCGTTTTCCCGGGCAGCTTTCCTACTACCCTGAACTCTACTTCGATCCTGTACTGCTTTCGATCGGCACGCTCACGAAGCGCGTCGATCCGTTGAAGTTCGGCCTCCTCTCATTCGAGTCGAGCACGTACGATCTTGCGAATGCCGACGGCGGCTTCGACGATTTCTCGCTCGCATCTGCGCTCAACTCGCAGGTTCGGTTCGTGCTCATGGCCGAGGGGCAAACCGACATCGACGACGGCGTGCGGCTATTTACCGGATATACTGGCGGGGCGCGACGCGACGACGAGCGGATCGGTGTGCAGCTATCGGAAGCTCGAACGTTCTACAATCGGGCGATTTGCCCGAACCGCTTCACGACAGACGACTACGCATTGCTCGCTGATGATTTCGTGGGAAAGAATATCCCGGTCGCCTACGGTGAGATTCGACGCGGGATCATGGTGCCGGTCGACACTGCGGCATTTGACAAAGCAGTCGGCGGCAACGTCACCTTCGTGCTTGCTGACCCAAATCTCTACTCGATCCGCGCGGTCGACACGATCTACGACAGCGACGACAACGTAATCGACGCCGCGCCGAGCGTGAACGCCGACAACGAGGTCATCGTCAGTATTCCCGCCGACGCCGACCTCGACCTTAAGGAGTTTCGCTGGAAAGGCGAGGGATTCGATATCGCCGGAACGTTCGACAACGGGCTCGACATCATGAAGGCGATCTTCGGCGATCAGGCCGAGCTTTCCTACCTCGCGAGCACGTTCGATACGACGCAGTGGGGCGCGCAGACGGCAGCGAACACACAGTCGATCGGCCTCTCGGTTCAGAGCGAAGAGGGTCTGATCGAGGCGGCGGTCGAACCGATCACCGTCTCGCTACAGGGCATCGTCGAGGTGCTTGGCGATGGGCGGCTGACGTTCATTCCGCGCGATCCGAGCGGCGACGTCGCGCGGTTCATCCGGCAGGACGAACTACTCGAAGAGCCGGACATCGAGATCGTGACCGACGAGGTAGTGAGCACCGTTACCGTTGAGTACGCACGGAACTTCGTCGCCGATTCGGGCCTGTTCGCGCGCTACACCGCAGAGCAGGCCGAGGTTGCCGCTACGTACGGAATCGACTCGTCGCAGCCGGTTTCTCCCGTGAGGACCGTACTCGCTGAGAAAACCGATGCCGAGGCGGTAGGCGAAGAGGTTGCGTCCACGTCAAGCGAACCGCAGACGATCATCAGCGCGTCGATTCTCCTCGACAAGAATCCGTCGCAGCTTTTCGACATTGTGCAGATCAACGTCGGCCGTTACGATGAAGTCGACTGGCGGGTTACTGAGGTGCTCGAACGCGGGCTGACGCTTCGCGGCGGCGAACTCGTGGTTGACCTCGTACTGCGCGAGCTACCTGATCGAACGCCGATTGACCCGGAGAGCGTTACCTTCGACGAAGGGGCGTACAGCGAGACACCGGAGCTTACGATCAACGAGGGCGAGTACGCCGATCTCGCTTCCGGCTACGAAACCGAAGGGGTGTATTCATGAGCGACGTCATAGAAATTCAGCGACTACGCGGAAACGAAAGCGACAAGGCAGCGTCGACCCGCGTGCTCCCGGTCGGCCAGACGGCGGTCGTGCTCGACGAAGCCTATCATGTGCTCGGCGACGGGGTGACGGAACTCAAAGACCTCCGGCCAATGGAGGACCGGCGAATCGATACCGTGAACGATACAGACGGGCCGTTGGTAATCGACAACGTCTCGCCGTCAATCATCGCATGCGACACGGCAGACGGCGAGGTCAGTGTTACCCTTCCCGATCTGGCGAGCAATCAGGGGCGCAAGCTTTACATCATCAACGTCAACGCGGCCAACTCGATAGAAATTACCGCATCCGGTGGGGATGGTATCGGCGCTGCGCTTGAGTCGTCTATCACCGTCACCGCGGACGTTACGACCACGATTCTCATCGCCCACGCGTCGTATTGGGAGCAGGTGGCGACCGGCGGTGGCTCCGGCGAGGGCGGCGGCATGGAAATCGGCACCATCTATCCCTACGCCGGAACCGCCGCTCCGATTGGTTCGTTGCTATGTGACGGGTCTGCGATCAGCCGCACAGAGTACGCCGACCTCTTCGCCGCGATTGGCGAGACGTGGGGCTCGGGCGACGGGTCAACCACGTTCAACGTACCCGACCTCCGTGGTGCGTTCGTGCGCGGCACGGGGAGCCATGGGTCGGAGACGATGGCCGATGGCTCCGCGTTCGCCGGTCCGAGCGTAGGGTCGTTTGAAGATGATCAGATGCAGGGACACCGGCACGCACAATTGCAAAATCGCGGCGAAACCGCTGGAAATCTATACTCAATAGCAATTGGGGACAGTCCTGTTGCCACAAGTTTGGATGTTGGAGCCGGAGATCCGTCTTCCGATACCACCAACGGCACACCCCGCACCGGCGATGAGACGCGACCGTTTGCCGCTGGGGTGACGTACTGCATCAAGGCCACTCCCGCCACGAACTCCGGCACTCCGCTTCCGACCTACAGCTACTCGACGGGGTGGGTCGCCAACTCGGATTGGACCAATGCGGAGTTCACGGTCACGCATGGGTTGAACGCGAATCTTTCCGATCTAATCGTGGAGTTCCTTGTGTCTTCTGACGGAACAGAGGCGAATGCGTTCAAAGTCACTCCGCAGTTCGCATACGACAACGCCACGTCCAGCAATACCTCTGCCGGAATTACCACATTACAGATCAACACATCGGCAATCAAGTTGCAAACGGGTGTAGATGGTATTGGGTATATACAAAGTTCTGGTACCAGAACATTCATCGACACCGAGTCGTGGTACTACAAAGTCAAAGTCTACCGCCCCGAAGTGCTGGCCACTGAACTCAGCGTCACGAAGTACGATACGGGGTGGGTTGCGAACAGTGACTGGGCGAATGCGGAGTTCAACATTACGCACAATTTGGGTGTGCCGCTGCCGGAGCTTATCACGAGGTTCTTCATCTCCACGGACGGGACCGATGCGAATGCGTTTGAGATAAACGCAGAAAGTTATGTACCCACTTCTCTTCCGGGATCAACAACGAGTTATGGATTAACTACTTTTGCAATTTCTGACGCGTCCTTCAAGATCCAGACCGGGGCACAGGGCCTCGTCTACATGAACGATTCCGGTGCTGTCCAGAGCATCATTACATCGTCATGGTACTACCGCGTCGTCGTCTACGCCCCGAACCTCCTCGAGAACGTCACCCCGGCAGCGGTCAAGAGCGTCTCGACCGACTACACTATCACCGGGCGCACCGACTCCCTGATGATCCAAGTCACCACCGGAGCGACCGACCGCACCATCACCCTTCCGGCGGGCACAGGGATGATACCGGGGGACGAGATCGAAGTCGACAAGGACGACTCCGGCACCGGAAAGGTCATCCTCGCCGCAGCGGGCGCGGACACGATAGACGGTGTGGCGTCCGTCGACATCGACTCCCAAGACGACTACGCCCGAGTGCGGTGGACGGGGAGCCGGTGGCGGCTCGTGGAGTACAAGGATCACGGAAATAATGCCACAGGAAGCTGGACGCGGTACGCTGATGGGACAATGAAACAGCGGCACGCGTTTGTTACGGACGGAACAGACGGGATCACCGACTGGACTTTTCCAAAAGCATATCCGTCCGGAGAAGCACCCGTTTGTAGCGGAATTGAAAATAGACAGAGTTCAGCACCGTCGGGCGACGTGGTTGTTACAATGGGGTCTCCCACAAATACAAAAGTCACAGTTCGGACGTACAATCCCCGTACCGATTTGGCGGTGCTAAACGGAGAAGCCGACGTTACGGCAGAAGGCCGCTGGCGAGCGTAACGTGAAGGAGCAACGATGGAAACGTGGCAGAATGAGCCAGGTGAAGGGAGGGCGAGATCGAAAGCATCAACACGATATACAGCATCGCAGGAATCGTCCTCGCTCTCGGGGCGATAGGAGCGTGGCTCCTGACAGCGGGGCGCAACATGCAACGGAATGAAGAGACGGCGAAAGACGTAGACGGCCTCGGCCGGAAGGTAGAGAAAGTGAGACAGGACCTACAGCAGCAGATCAACACCAACAAGACCGAGCACGATGAGCTCGCGCGCGAAGTCTCCGAGATCAAGGCGACAACGAAAAGCACGCACACGCTCGTCGAAAAGCTCGTTGCGATGCACATGCAACAGGACGACGGCCGATGACGTGGCCGGTACCGGGCGGTCAGATCACGGCGGGCTTCGATCAGATGCGCCCGCTTTCGGTGTCTCCGGACGAGCGGTGGCACAAGCACGGTGCGGTCGATATAGCAGCGCCGGTCGGGACTTCGATCCTCGCGCCTGAACGTGGCATGCTGTACTATTTCGCTGCGATCCGGCCGAACCGCGACCGCGACATGTACGAGCTTCGGTTGGACCACGGGCCGTTTGACTTCGGTAGCAGGGCGTACTTCTACGACGTATTCGGGGCGCTTGCGATCGTACTCGGCGACAGCGGTGCAACGCACATTTTCGCGCACTGCTGGATCAACCAGCTGTTCAACGAGCCCCCGGTGCGCGTGCGTTGGCGATACAAGGAATCGCCGAAGGTCGAGCAGTTTCCACTTTGCGCGTTTTTCACCACGAACGGGCACGGCCGCCACGTCCAGCGCGGCGACGAGATCGCCTACGTCGGCAATGCCGGATACTCGACCGGCGCGCACACTCACTACGAAATACATCGGGGCCGCGCGTGGCAGCGGTGGGAGCATCGCCCGCGCCCGGATGCACACTACGAGGAGGCACGATGAAGGTCGGATACTTCGAGGCAGCGCCAGAGCACAAGAGCATGGG